CGTACGACTCAATCCGCCAATCATGTGAATGAGTCCAAAGCCATAAAATCCTAGTCCTGGCAGAAATTTAAAGTGGACGAAGTATTGGATTTTATTTTTCTTTAGATCATTGGGCGCATAGTTCCTTCTAATCGAAAGAACTTTCCTACTACCTTCTTCGACTGTTACGATGTAAGGTAATTTTATTCCTGTCGGTTGTCCATCTGCACCGACTTCTTCAAAACCTTCTAAGTCTAAATTAACATGACACTCTAACAAAGTATAAACAGATTCGTTCTTACCTGTTTTCTTTGTGCCATCTAACTCACGTTCTTTTTTTTCAAGTTCATTGTCCGGGTCTGCACCTGGAGGTCCTAACTCAACGTCAACATAGAAACCACTAACTTGTTGTTTTCTTAAATCGTTTTCTGATATTTTAATTTTATGAATAATCGCCTCCGCATCGTCTAATGAGGTAGCCGTGTACGGAACGATTAATTCATCTGCTGGAACAAACTTTGATACAGCTCGTCCCATATTTACATCATAGTAAACTTTTTTAAATGTTGAACCTGCAAGTGGTAAATGAAATAACATCGAATCAAACTCTGCTTCGTATTCTTTCATCTGATCCATAATTAAATAATTCATAAAATCTTTAACACGATCTGCTTGTTGTTCTGTTGCAGGAGTTTTCGTGCCAATGATTTGTGTTCTTACTGGTCCATCTGCTGGTAATAATTCTTTGTATGCTTGTGCTTGAAACTGTGTAACTGCTTCTGCCATCACAGGATGCGTTGCACCTGAAGCTCCTTGAAAAGGTTCTGTTCTGTTTTCGTATTTAAATCCTAATAAATCTAAACCAGTTGTATAAGATTGCTCCCATTCTTTTCTTGATGCTTTGTAGTCCATGTAGTTTTGAACCATGTCATTTCCAATTGGTTCTAAGACATCATCAGGTAAAAGATCTGCTAAGTTATCAAAGTGTGATTCAGTTCCAGGTATATTGATTGATCCTGGTTCAAAGTCTAATGTTACACCACCATCTTCTTCTGGTATAACTTCTATCGGTCCCTTTTCGGGTTCTGGTTCCTGAACGGAAACTTCTTCTGCTATCTCTTCTTCTGAAGGGATGTCAATTTTAGTTCTAGTGTTCGGGAGTCCTTTGTCTATATCTGCCATTTAATACTCCTATATGTTCTTAACACGTTTTAACAGACCTGGCAACCCTTGTGGGTTTGGTCCTCTTTCTGGTGGTGCACCTGATCTATCGCCTGCTTGTTTTAATAAACCACCCCCTGCTTTATTTTTTCGTTTTTGATAATCAAAGAAAGGCCCTGTCTTTGTTCTAAAATTAGATTTTAAAATGTCATCATAAAATTCTATTTGACTTTTACCAATTTCTTCTGAATCTAATCCTTTTGCTCTTGCTCTAGCAATTTTTGCATTTATCCTATCTATAATTCTATCTTTCTTATCAAAAAAATCTTCATCAAGTATTTTTTTAATTAACTTATCTAATTTCGTAGTTGTATCTTTTGGTGTCTTTTTTAAACTTTCATCTATCAAAGACAACACACCTTTTCTAACTGATCCTAATTTAAAACCTATACGACCACCATCTGCAAACGTTTTTAAAAATTTTCTAGCTGGACCAAAAGGCACAAGATTAATAAAAGGTTTTAATTTTTGAACAACATTTGCTCTAGACATAATGTCTTCTGTTGTCCCTACAGCAGCATCTTTTATTTTAGAACCAGGAGGTGCCATAACTTCTGTTGTGGTATCAAAACCTAAATCTAGAATTTTTCCTTTTAAATTAAATGGATCAACAATAATTGGTTTTAATACATTTGCAGCTTTATTTCCTTGTGATCCTCCAGTTGCAACCGTTTCTGATATCTTAAAATTAATATTATCTAGTGCTGTTCTTAAAGCAGAACTAGAATTTTTTTTAAGTTTATTAACAAGTTCTAATTGTTTTTTATACAACGGTTTTAGTTCATCATTTAATTGTTCTGCAACTTTGTTGTTTATATTTTGAGTTTGGATAGCTAACGCATCAATTGGATAATCTATACCTAATTTTTTAGCTTGAAAAATATTAGCAGTGTGTGCAACTTCATATGCTTTTCCAAGACCTGTTTTAGTTTTTATTTTTTTAAGTCTGTCTTCAAGGTTAGATGCTGATAAAACATTTTTTCTTTTCTTTGCGGCTCTCTCTGCTCCCCCTGTTGATTCTGGACCTCGTTTACTTTCTGTAAACTTAAAACCTTCTGATATTAATTCACTTTTACCTTGAGTCATCCATTTTGGAGTTCCAGCAGTTTTACTTCTTTTTAATTTAAATTCTTTTATAACTTTATTTTTTGCTTCGTTAGGTGTGTCACCAGCTTTAACTAATTCTTTAAATTTAATTACTCTTTCATTTTTTGATTGTGTTTGTTTTATATTACGCTGTTCTAAAGCTTGTATATTACCAGGGTTTCCTGGTTGAAATCCTTGACGTGTTCTAATATCTGTTCCACCTTGTAATTTAATACGTCCACCATCAGCTCGTGGATTACGGTTTACAAATGTATTGATCGCATCTATCTCTACAATTTCTTTTTTAGGTTCTGGTTGTGTAAGATCAGATGCAAAAGTTATACCGCCACCTAGAAACTCTCTCTTTCTGTTTCTACCTGTTCGTAGATATTCGTTTAGCTCTTTGATTTCTTTAGGACCGAACTTCATTACTCCCCTAACATGTAACCGATACCGCCGCCTGCTTTTTTAATTCTATCTTCTATAACTTCTATAATGTCGTCATCAAAACCACCAGACTCGTCTTGTCTTCCAGGTTTGTAATAAATTTCTTTACCATCTTTTTTAATTATGTAACTGCCATCTTGAATATCTTCTGTAACTTCTACTTTTCCTAGTTTCTTTTTAGTTACCATTTCTTTTACTCTTTTACCTGCAACAGAAATTAATTTACCTGCTGACATGACTGTTTCTACAAGTTTAGCTAATGCTGGTCCTGATATCTCTGCAGCTTTTGCAACAACAGGTGCTGCCATCTTAACACCTTTACCGATTCCAAATGGAAGTATTGATGCAAGTCCTCCAGCTATTTTCATAAAAGTTCTTCTCTTAGGATCTTGTGGTCCGTCTTTGTAACCGATACGTCCACCCTCTGCAAAAAATGGCAATTGTGAAAGTAATTGTAATCCTTCGCTTAATCCTTCTGATCCGTATAGAATTCCTTCTAATTGATTTGTGTATTTATTTTTACTGCTAAAAGGTCTTAAAGATTTAAAGAATCCAGCTATCTTTCCATCTTTAAAAGCTGCACGTCCACCATCTGCCAATGTGATTGATGGTGCGCCTCTATCTTTTTTAGTTGTAAGATCATCAAACGCTTCCTCTAATTCTATTATCTCATCATCTGTTAAATCTTTTAAAGGTTTATTAAAATATTGTCTTGAAAGATTCTCCATCATATCGTTTCTTGCATCCATAGGATCTGGTGCTGAAACAAATTTATTTCTTAATCTTTCCATCTCTTCTCTAAATTCTTCTAACTCATCTGGAGTTAAATCTTTATATGGTTTACCAAACATTTCTCTTGAAATATCATCTGCCTCACTATCAGGATTTAAATCACCTGCCATCTGCATAATACCTTCACCTTCTTTTAAACCAATACGGCCGCCCATTGCTTTTTTCTCTGGGTCAGGTTTTTTATTTTTTACTTCTTTAATATTTTTACCCATGTCCTTTTGCATTCTTGCAAAGATGTTATCAAAAATCCCTTTCTGACCAACTTGTTTGCCACCCATAATACCTTTAGATGTATCAATGACATTACCTTCCATGTCAACAACTTTATTCATGTCCTTAAATCTTTTTAACGCCTCTTGTTTGATTTTAATAAGATCTAAACCTTCTGGTTTTATACCTTTGACTTTTTGATAGCCTTTAACTAGTTGACTAAATATTTGCGGTAATGACATTCCAAATTTTATCATTAATAATAATTCCTTTTAACGTTATTCTGTGGTTCATTCACATAATCTTCAGGGTGATCAATTAAACCACCTTGTCTGAATCGCATAAGGGCTTGGGTGGTACTATCAACCAAGTCATCATGATCGCCATATGGGAAGGCTGCGCATTCTTCCATGACGTCATCCGCGAACTTTTGTTCAGGACACCATATCATACCAGATTCGAACAGAGGTGCAACAGAATTCACACGTGCGTGCTTGTCGTTTCCTTTTGACGGGGTGAAGTTCATTACCGGTATATCCATTTTTCTCAACTCGTATGTTAAAGGTAGACCTGATGCTTTTGCCTCTACAATCACAGATTCAGGTTTCCAATATTCATACTGTTCTAACGCAAGACGTCTTAGTTCTGGAAACTCATATCGTCCCTTGATCGCGTCCAGTAGCATTAAATTAGCACCTGAGTCTTCGTCAGGATAAAATATACCCCATGTCGTTATCGCACTGTAATCGGCTGTTTCTTTTTTTAAAAATGCTGTATCGTAAGATTGTATGACGTGATGTAATGTTGGAATATGTTCATGTTCCCAGATCCGCCACCACTCACGTTTTAGTATTGCACCTTCTTCAGCTGTTGGATTTTGCATCCACTGCGCATTCCATTTGCCCGTGGGCAGTGTTGCTTGAACCTTTTCTAGTTCATCTAGTTTCCAATACTCAGGCCAAACAGGAACAGCTTCACTTGATCCGTGGTCCATGATTGCTGGAAATTCGACCACGTGCCATTGATCAGCTTTTGCTTCTTTTTGATTTGCAAGTAATTTACCTGTCAAATCTTTTTGACTCCATCTAGTCATAACTAAAACAATCTTACCGCCTGGTTGTAAACGCTGACGTGGACCTGATGTATACCATTCGTAAGCAGATTCCATGGCTGTAGGAGATAATGCATCTTGTTCTGAATGTGGGTCATCAATGATTAGTAAATCTGCACCACGTCCAGTGATCGCACCACCAACACCAGCTGCAAAGTATTCACCACCTTGTGCTGTCTCCCAACGTCCTGCTGCTTTACTATCTTCTTGTAATCTTGTCTGAAAAATTTTTGTATAATCTTCTGAGTCGATGAGGTTCTTTGCCTTACGACCGAATCTGATTGCGAGTTCACCCGTGTGCGTTGCTTGTATGATCTTGAGCTTTGGATCACGGCCCACCATCCATGCTGGTAACAAGTAAGATGCAAATTCTGATTTAGTATGTCTAGGAGGCATATTAATGATCAATCGATTTATTTCACCGGTTGCAAGTTTATTAAATTTTTCTGCAATGTGCCTGTGGTGGGACCCCTCTATAAAATCGGGCCACATACATTTTACAAAACTTAAAAAATCATTTTTAGCTTTGTTCTGTATCTTTTTTTCTGCGTGTAAAACTTGTAATTGTTTAAATGTTTTTCTAACGTCAGAAGGTAGTTTACTTATATCTATATTATTCAATTCCATAAAAATTTTTTAAAAAATTTTTTGCACCCTATTTAAGATGTTCAATATGTTTTTACCAGCTATAACTCTGTAAATCAAGCAATACAACCTAGAGTAGTGGGACCCCTTTTGCAAAAAAAGGGGGCCCGGGTGTTTATTATTAACTAACTTTGGAGTTTGTTTGGGACCCCTGGCCCGTTAGGGCCAGGGGTAAGAAAGGCTAGTCTAATAAGACCATGTATGCCTTAGCGTTGTTTTTTCTAAAATAGTCCAAGTCTTTTCGTACCTTGTCCCATAGTTTAGAAACACCATAGCCAAGTTCTTTATCCTCTAACGTTGCGCCTAATTCATTAATGAATATCCTGTCATGAATTATCGCCTCTTCTTTTGTTAGCTTTATAGATTCACCTGTAAATCTATTCTTTCTTTCTTCTGTTTGTTCTGTCGAGTTTTTTCTGTTACTTCTTGTTATCATATTATACCTTTCTATTTAGTCTTGTTTCAATGTTATCATAATACCCTTTATCTAAAAGATATCTATATAAATTTTTACAAGTCTTAGGTGCTTTCTTATCATCGATAAAATTAAGCACAGCTTTTGCAAATGATGTAAATCCTGTTACGTTAGGATTTGCCATTAATCTTCCGGTTAAAGCTTGTCTTTCTAAAGCTTGCAAAAGTAGTTCTTGTTGAAACGTAAAACCACTTTCCATTGTTGTGTCTGCTAGTTTTGTCATATTATACCTTTCTGTTAATAGGATAATCCTATCATCTCTGCCTGGTTTCGTCAACAGTTATTTCTGTTTCGGTCCTATTATAAGAATACTGATTATTCATACCATAAGTATAAGTATTAGTAGTTCTCTTAGGGTCATTGATCGGTGTTTCAAGGCACTCGGTCCTCGGTGCAATGGCAATAATTTGTTGGATATGTTTATTGGCAAAGTCATCATAACAACCTTGACTACAAAAGAATTGATACCAATTTAAGTTATCGCGACCATGATGTAGTTTAATCTTACGAGTTCTTAAAACCTTTGAGCCTTTAACACCTCGCACTCGGTCAACTGTGTGTCTAGTATGACACTCCGGACCATGACACCAATTAAAATCTGTCATCTCTATACTCCTCTATTATGTGTGAAATTATTATTGCCAACAATGTTACAAAGCCACCCAAACTAAGGATAGCCGGAATATACCACCACTCCATTAGTGCCTCACTTTCCATGATGTAGTCGCAGTTCTATATCCGTGTGCGTCTAAATCATAATAAACATAATAAGGTGTTCCATTTTTAGCAACACCATATCTGCTTTTGTCGTCATGTTTGCCTTGTCTAGTAATATGTTTTTTGTGCTTACTAGCCCAATAAGTTATGTAGAATGTTTTATTTGTCATTTATACCTTTCTGTTATGGGACAATCCTATATGAATTGTCCCATAGTGTCAACTACTAATTTATGTCTTTATATTGATATTGTTGCTCTTGCAGTAGTTGTTTTGCAATCGCTATTTTTTCCTCTCTAGTTTGTTCAACTTCATCTGTCAAAAGATCAGCTAAATTACTCGGACTATAAATTGATAAAGCCATACTAGAATGTGCGTCTAATATACTTTCATTTAAAACCACGCCAAGTTTATCAGCTAACTCTTTTGCTTGGTCAAAGTATCTGTAAGATTTCAAACCAAGTTTTAGTTTTTCCATTTTTTTATTTACATGGGCAAACATCTGTTCATGGGTTTTGACAACATCTTCTTGTGCAGTTTTGAAACCTTGAAAAAATTTAAAAGTTTCATTGTCAGCAACAAACTTACGAGAATGACAATAACTTGTTCCAATAACCCAAAGTTTGAAATCATTATCCCACTCATCTTTAGGATACATTACAGATTTACTCACGTCATTACGATTACCAAAGCCCAAGAATTTATTAACTTGACTTTCGGAATTATAGTAAGTCGGATTTCTTTTTTCGTAATTGTCGCCAAGTCGGACATTGTAATCTGCGTCAATGTCTTTTGCTCTCATCTCATCACGATACCATGAAGTTAGAAAGTCTTTGTCCATGTCGCCAAACTTGATATGAACATCATCATAGACTTCTTTTGGATTATCATTATAATCAGTTTCTATTTTTGGTGTATCAGTTTGAACATAGAAACAATCATCATGGTAGAGATCGCCACCACTATTACCATACTTTGAGATCATTGATCTAATTGTATCTACATCTTCTTGTGGTTGATGACTTCTAACAAGAATGTCCATTTTAGTTTTTGCAATAGTTCTATACTCACTATATTTGTCTTTTGCTTGTTGCCATGCTTTCTTAAATTTTGAATTATCTTCAAAATGATTTTGAAATACATCAGCAATCACTTTACGTTTATCTGCGTTAAGTGTTATTCTTTTTTGTTTTTCCATATTTATATTTCCTTTCATAAAAATTGTTTTAATGTATTGACAAATCATTGTCAAGGACTATGTAGGATTTAATTTAATTTAATAAAATGCAGTTTAGAATGATTCTAATTTGCAACTACAACTATAGGTTGTATCTAGGGTGCGACACTATGGTACTTGACTAATGTAGGATTATCCTATATAGTGTAGTTATGTTGAAAGTTAGAAAAATAATAAAAGTCCTAGCTAGAAAGGCTGCCGGACTCAACAGGAAGGAGAAAGTTCAAGAAATGAAAAAAGGACTTTCTGCTTTAGGACTGGTAGCAATGAGACAGAGAAGAGATGGTTTTGGTTTTCCATATATCAGCTTCGATGATCTTAATGCTGTGGACCAAATACTGAAACGTGCTTCAGTAAGAAGATAAAAATTAGATCCAGGCCTTCGGGCCTGGGTTTTAAAAAAATTTAAAATAAATAAAAAGCTGCAAGCCGCAAGCTTCAAGCAACAGGCGGCAAGCTCCAAGCAGCAAGCTTGACAAGAAAGGATTATAGGATTATAAAGGATTTATGAAAACAGAAAAAGCATTATTTATTATAGGCGGCAGCCTGAGCAAGCCATCAAAGATGCCCGGCTGGTCAATTGGTTTACCTGCCAAAGAATGCAAAACTGGCGGCAAGCTCCAAAAGGTTAAGGGCTCAGTCTGTTATGATTGTTACGCCCTGAAGGGCTGCTACGTGTTCAAGGTAGTACAGCAAGCTCAATACAGAAGACTGAAAGCTATCAGAGACCCGCAATGGGTTGAAGCGATGGCGCACCTGATCAACAGTAAAAGACCGCGGGTCTTTCGCTGGCATGACAGCGGCGACGTCCAGGACCTGAACCACCTACAAAAGATTTACGAAGTATGTAGATTAACACCCAGCAAGCGGCACTGGATGCCGACCCGGGAAGCATGGATCAAGCAGCACCTGCAGGATAAGCCAGACAACCTGGTGATCAGGCTGTCTTCACCGATGGTGGACCAGGGACCAGTCACGAGCTGGCCCAATACTTCAACTGTGGTGACATCAGGCGCGAGCTGCCCGGCCCCCAAACAAAACAATGAATGCGGGACCTGTAGAAACTGCTGGAATCCTGAAATAAAAAATATATCATATGGTATACATTAATGTTTAGACACCCAAAATATTATAAAGAATTACGCAAGCGTAATAAACTGGATCAGGCCATTAGCGACGAAGCTTCGACGGAAGCAACAAGCGTGCGCCCTGATCCGGGCCCCAAGCTTCAAGCTTCAAGCGCCAAGCTCACTAAGCAACAAGCGGCAAGCGTCAAGCCCCGTGGCACAAGCATCAAGCTTCAAGCCGCAAGCGTCAAGCTCCAAGATTCTTGATCCACGAAAAAGTTTCACGGTACGAGGACCAAGGGCCTCTACTAAGATAAACGAGTTGTTAGGATGCCTTACATGAAAGCTAATTTGATGTGGTGAAAACGTCACCTTGTTACTCTTCGTAACTTTTAACTCTATTGTAAAAAAGTGGCCGTTAGCATTGTAGACCAATAGATCAGGAGTCCCAAGTAAGCTATTATTTTCAAGTCGGATGAGTGAAAAGTCGGTAAAATTTCTTTTGATTTTTTGATAAAATTTACGCTCTGGCGCCATGCGTTTTTCAAGGTTACTCCTGTGTTCAAATGTTAATAATCTCTTATGTAACCAGGAGGTAAAATTAATTTTTCTTCTCTGTTTGGTTTCAAAACAACACGCAAAGAGGTATCCATTGGATTATTACTTTCGTGAACTTCAATCCGTTTGATCTCCTCTAAATAACCTTTCTTAGTCATGATGTATATCTTTGCATCACTAACAGCGTTACCTCTACGACCTTGTTGTCCTTCAGTGAACTTATCTAAATACTCTTGCAGGTGCTTAACGTACATTACTTTTTACTACCTGACTTTGATATATCCTCTATCACTTTTTTATAACCATGCAATAAATTTTCTAACCTTATGCACTCTGACTTATATTTTTTTAAGTCTTGTATTTCTTGACGTTGCATCTCAATTAGTCGTTTATATCCTTCTATTGTGTCTTGTAACTCTTGTGTACTTCTATGCACTTTCATTGTTGACTTTATAGGATAGTTACCTTAAATTGTCAACATGGGAGTACCTAAACGATTAACAGAAATGCAACAACGATTCGCTGAATTTTTAGTATTCGGTGGACCGGAAGGGCCAATGACACAAACAGAAGCAGCGATAGCTGCAGGTTACAGTCCTAAACGTGCAAGGCAAGAAGGGTCCGAACTTTGTAATCCAAAACATTCTCCACTTGTTGTAAAATATATTGGTCAATTAAAAGAAGAAAGAATTAGAAAACACGAAGTAACTTACGAAGGTCACATAGCAGAACTTGCTAGACTACGTGAAGCCGCTTTGAAAAAAGGATCATTCTCTTCAGCAGTGAACGCGGAAGCAAACAG